TCTCATTCTTTTCGGATTTGTCTTTGGGAGGAATTACAATATTCTTTTTCTTGAGATAATTGTAAATGATGTTGTCCCACATCCTTACTTGAGAAAACACATCTTCATAGTTTACTTTGGCGTCATATGCCATAGTAAGAGCTAGTTCAATGAGTTTCATCTTATCTTCAAGACGATCAACAAGTTCTACGTCAACAATGTTATAGTCAACAAACTTGTTCCATCCCTTAGTATAAAAATCTTTAAAAGTATCAAACTCAGAGTGATCAAGTTTTTTCTGTCCTAGTTCGACGGAAGCAATGTGATCCAAACGATAGGATTCTTGAGCAGAGTAAGTAAACTTCTTATACAAATCCAAATAATCAAGTTGAGTCAAACCACCAACATCAATTCGGAGTTGTTGTCGATTATTTGCCCAGACCTCAGTTTGAGTAATAAGGCCCCAGGGAGAAAAACTTTTCATACGCTTTTCCCCAAGAACTCGAGCTAACCTACCAACGATATATGGGATATCATAAAACTGAATGTTCCACCCAGTTACTACTTCTGGTAGATTATTATCCCAATAATAAAGAAAGGCATTTAACAGAGCATACTCATTTTCACACTCAATATACTTAAGATCCGTTCTATTATGTTTATATGGACGTGTTCCCCAAGTAATAATTTTTTTAGTTGTGTAGTCTTGAATAGTGATTAGAAGAATTTCTTCATCACAATTTTTTGGATCAGGAAATCCATTCTCAGAAGCAACCTCAATATCAAGAGTAACTAATTTGATTTTACTAATATCAAATTTAATTTCATCTTCAGGATATTTGTCAGAGATGTACTGATAGACGTATCTATCGTGCCCGTAAATTTTAAAGTTTTCTACTCCATCATATTTTTTGTAGAATTCTCTACAATCTCTAACTGTACCGGGTTTTATTTCCTCAACGTATTCCCCTTCAAGAGTTTTGAACTTTGTTGGTTTATTTGATTTTACGAAAAGAGTAGGTGAATACTCTTCCTTAAACATAACGTGTTCACCATTATCATAACCACGAACGAGAAATTGGTTCCCGATCATTTGAACGTTTGTGTAAAATCGCATCACTTAATAAGTTTTTGATATTTTTCAATAAGGGTTGGTTTTGGTTCCGCAAGAGTCAAAATCTTATCGGAATGAATCATAAATGTGTTTTGACTTGTGCAATCAATCAACCAAGGAGTTAATGTATGATCATCATTTAAAATGAATGGTTCAACAAGTTTACAATCTGGTTCACCAAGTTCTGTAGGTACTTCTTCAATCTGAGTCAGTAAAACTAACTGATTCATCAATACTAATAGCTGGACGTTCTTTTGTGTCATTTTCCAAAATAGCCTTTACGTAATTTTCTGCAAGAGAATCAATTGGATCAACCAAAGTGATAACCCAATCAACAACCACAGGAATCTTTTCCTGTTTAGATAGTGGCATCCAAGGATATAATTTAATATCTAACTTTGAACTACTGTCATTCTTTCTTTCATTTGAAGAGTTCAGAATCATAATACAAGGTTTGGTCAAATAATAACCAATCACCTTTTGATCTCCTTCTTCTCCAATCACCATTTCTTGAACATCGGAAATTAATGTTTCTCCGTTTCTGGTGAGGACTAATTTTACTGTCATAATACTCCCATACCTCTTAGCATTCTACCAATAAAAAAAGGAGGAGTCAACCTGGATTTTGCCAGGAGCTCCTCGCGCCGACGATATTCAAATCTATTTATTCTCCGCCATTTCCTCCACCACCGTCACCACCGTCACCATCTCCATTACCACCAGCACTTGAAGAGGATCTTTTAGGAACTGCTCGACCAGCACCAATATTAGTCACTCTATTTTTATCATAAATTTTATGAGGTTTTGCCATCTTAAAACTTATCGTCTTTAATTCGGAGATAAACTGGCGGAAAGTTTTCATTGTTTTTTTTTTATTTTATTTAGAGATAGTCCTTTCGCTTATGATGATCAGGAACAATCTTTCTCAACTGGACAGACAAGAGTCCGTCTTCAAAGGATACATCTGCGACTTCTGTGTCGTCTGCAAGAGTCCACGCTCTTTTGAAAGATCGTTGAGCCAGTCCCTTATGAACGTAGTTGGTATCTGATTCCTTATCCTCCTTTTGCCCCTCAACGAAAAGTTTTCCATCTTGCGTATAAACATAGACTTCTTTCTTTTTAAATCCAGCGAGAGCAAGTTCAAGTCTTGATTCCACATTGCTGACTTGAACCAAATTATATGGAGGATAATTAGAGGTAGTTTCGTGAAGATGGAACAAACGATCAAAATATTCATCCATTCCAATGCTATTGCGAGTGATCCTTTCCATTAATGCAGGAAGATCCGCAGCAGTATACCTTGTCAGGTTAGTCATTATGGTAGCTCCTTTAAAAGCGAGTTTGTATTGTGTGGACCCTTTCGGCATCCATTACTAATTATACAAGAAAAGAAAAAAAGAGGTATCGGTAAAACCGAACCTCTTTTTAGGGTGTTCCGACTTTTGTAGAGACCGCACGAAAGGTCTCATACTTATTTATTCGGTTTCTACTGCTTTTCCTTTCTTACCAATGTTATATTTCTGCTCCAGAATCCAATCACCCTTATCCTTGTAGGCAAGAACTTTAATTTGATTCAATGGAGCAATATCCATAATCTTATCCTGATTAACAACAGCAATAAGACCCCAATCCGCTAAAAGACGAATAATACGATTACGACGCTGAACGTCATTTACAGTAAGATTAGCGTGTTTACCATCAAGGGCAAACAGTTCCTTAAAATGGGTAATGTAATATCTTCCTTGTTTATGAAGAATATGAGCACTTTGATAGAGTTTTTTCTCCTTTCTCGATGCAACTCCGATACGAGTCAAAGTTTCACGAACTTTCAAAAAATCATCAGGTTCATTTAGAACGACCTCCACCATCATATCGGGAGACCAGTTTACTTGTGGTTCAATTGTTTGGTTAGTCATTTTGTTCCGCCAGTTTCAAGTCGTTTTTTAATAAAATCTAGTTGTTCTTTATTTAGAATTTTCAAAGCTTGAGATGCCTTCTCATTACTATAGCCATAGTATTGTTTAACGCATTCTAAATCTTTGACTTTATCTTTACGGAGCCAGGGAGAAAATCTCTTCCTTTTCCTCAGACTATTTAGGTAAAATGAATACTGCATATCTTTATCAAGACTATGGTACATATTCATTTCATTTGCAAAAAGAATGCAATCAATATGTCCAGATAGACATCGATTAATAACATAAGGAGAGTATTCTTTTTTTGAATCTGGATCACTTTCCATCAAATCTTCTTTGGTGAAGTTAATGGAGTTCAACCAATCTTTAAGTTCGTAAGTCATCGTATAATTTGAATTTCGTCGTCATCGGTCCAAAGTTCAACTCTGGTTCTTAGTCTCCCTTCTTCCTTTAGTTTTTCATATCTCTTGGTTGCTTTCTTTTTCCACCAAGAGATAATATTTTCCAAGTAGAACTTATCCCAATTTGGACCAGGAATAAGTTTATCTTGTTCACCAAGAATTACTTCACGTACATTTGAATAACCATAGTCAGAAATATAAAATCTTTTCTTCTGAGTAAGGTTAAATGCCATATCAATTACACGATTGAACTCATCAAGTTTTTGTTTATCTTGAAGAGAGTTACGAATAATTGAGATCATCTTTGTCTGACGCTTCATCTTTTTTGATGATGCTTTGTTATCAGTCAAAGGAGTATTGTTATTCAGGTATGTAAACCTATCGTGCAATTTATGGAATACATCATCGTGAAGAAGAGGTAAGAACTTACTCTCAGTCAAACCTTTATATCTCATAAAAGGTTTTAGACCATCGTATTGAGATGCATCGGTAGTTGAACCATAAAGAGAAGTTGTCTCAAAAAGAGCGATGTCTTTTTCAAAGACTTGATTAAGTGTTTCTCTTGCATAATGAGAACAACAAAGTAGTGCTAGGAGTTTACCGCCAAGATAATTGTACCCAAATGGTTGTGATGGAACAATCACAAAACCCATAGCTGCGTGACGATTAAAGATGGAGAGATCTGGTGTTTTTCCTAACCACTCATTTCTTGGTTTTGAATTGATTGTTGGAGAACCAAAACGGATAAATCCAATAACCTTACCAGTATTCTTTTCAAAAACCATCCAACGTAGTTCTCTACCAGGAATATTTGATTCATTGTTATGAGAAGATACAACTCTCAAAAGAGTGTTGTAGTGTTCTTGAGGTAGTGCTTGCTGAAAACGGTCACCAATAAACTTTATATCAAACTCCATATCTTCTGGATGAATATCTTCATTGAAGAACTCATCGTGCAATGGAGCAAGTGTATTAGAACTCTTGATTACTTCCTTCTTCACAAAACGCAAATAATCCTCAATATTTCCCATCTGAGAGAAATACTCAATAAATTCATCTGCTGCCCACAGAGCGTCTTGTTCAGAAATAATCATTGAATTAGTTTTTTGGATGGAGTTATGATCTTATTAAACATCATATCATATTGCTTTACAACACCCTCATCAGGTTCTGCAATATAGACCACGAAGATTTTTTCCACGGTCAATTCTTTTTCAGTCTTACTGAGTAGAGGAGCCCAAGGAACAAATCCAAGAGTTCCACTTCCAGTGGGAACTGCAACGATTGCGTCCTGAATAACAATATTATTATCAGTCTCTTTGTTTAGGGTTGCAATAAGGTCTTCTCCAGAAGACATTCGAATAAGTTTTACAGTCATTTGAATTCACACTCACACATAATTTCAGTTAAAGCAGCAAGAAGATTTACTTCCTGGTCAGCCACGAACGCACATTGGTATTGATACTTAGCAATAACAAGAACGGCAGCAGGAATAGATTGGGGTGCAAGGCAATCAAAAGAGGCGTCATAAATCCTGCGAAGTAGATTACTAGCATCGTTGTCCAGGTTGGAGACCACCCACTTTCGGACTTCAGTAAAGTTTTTATCCTTGAGATTTTTAATAAGTTCATTTACAGAGATGTCTGAGAAAGATGCAAGAATTCCCGAGTCGATTTTTCCTCCTGTAGAATACCTTTGGCATTCATTGAGGACCCTACGAAAATCTGGGAAGTGTTTTGATACAAGTTCCGCAACGACTTTTTGATCGTATTCAATCTTCTCTGCATCCAGGATTGATTGAAGTCGTTGAAAGAAACTACCTGCAAGTTGAACTCTTTGCTTCCCTTTGATGGTGAAGTCGATAACGGCACATCGGGAGTGAAGAGGCTCAATAATCTTGTTTTTGTAGTTACAGGTGAAGATGAATCGGCAGTTGTTATAAAATGCCTCAATATTCGCCCGTAGTAGGAGTTGTACGTCGTTTCCTGTGTTATCCGCCTCATCGATGATGATGACTTTGTGTTTAGAAGATCCCGTAAGTGAGACGGTCGAAGCAAAGTTCTTTGCTTGGTTCCGTACAGTA